CATGTGCCGCTTCCTCGGAGTGCCCGGTGACATGGTCGACGTGAACTCGACGTCCGGGTCGATCACGTACGCGAACATCACGCAACGCAACTTGCAGCTGTTGATCATGAATCTCGGCCCGGCAGTGACCCGCCGCGAAGGCGCCCTGTCGACGCTGCTGTCGTCACCGCGCTACGTGAAGTTGAACACCGACGCCGTCGTGTTGCGGATGGACCCGAAGTCGCGCGCCGAGTTGAACGGGCTGCTGTTGACGACGAAGCAGCGCACCCCGTCCGAGGTCCGCGAGAAGGACGATCTGCCACCGTTCACACCGGAGCAGATCGCGGAGATCAACGCACTGTCGAAGCCGGCGATGCAACCTCAAGGAGTGACCGCATGACCATCCTCACCGATGCCGCAGAGGCGAGAGCGCTCGGCGCTCGCGACGCGACGGCCCGTCCATCGCAACGTCGCCATTCCGGTGACTCCGACACCCCGTCACCGGCCAGGGTTGCGCGCCGGTTCGAGGTGCGCGCCGCCAGCGGTAAACCGCCAGTCGTCGCCGGGTTCGCGTCGGTGACCGACACCCCGTACGAGATGTACGACATGTTCGGACCCTACACAGAGGTGGTGTCGGCCTCGGCGTTCGACCTCACGATCGGATCGTCGCCGCTCGTGGAGTTCACCTTGAATCACGGCGCCGGTGGCGGTATCCCGATGGCACACACCCGCAACGACACGCTCGCGCTGTCGATCGTGAAGGGTGCCGATGAGAACGGCCTGTTCTACGAGGCCACCGTCGACCCGACCCGCCACGACGTGTCCGACATGGTGAAGGCGATGGAGCGCGGCGACCTCGCCGAGTCGTCGTTCAAGTTCCGAATCGTCCGGGGACAGTGGTCGCCGGACTGGACCGAGTACCACATCGAAGAGATCGACATCGATCGCGGCGACGTGTCTGCCGTCAACTTCGGCGCCAACCCGCACACCTCGACCGGCATCCGTGCCGCCACCTCGCCGAAGATCACGCCCGTGATCTTCGATGACGTCGACATCGCTCGACGCGTACTGATCTCCGACGCCGACACCCGGCGCCGGGTTCTCGTCTGACCCACGTTCGCAACCGGACACCCTCGCTCGCCACGGCCTGCCTCGGATCGTTCGCGCCTACAGCGGAAGACGGCCCAAACCCCATCTCTCAAGAGGAGCAACAAGTGAACCTTCCCGACATCATCGCTCAGCTGCGCGGCCAGATCGCCGCCAAGCTCGAAGAGCGCAACGCCATCGCCGCCGAACTCGAACAGCTGCGCGACGCCGAGACGACCGATCAGGTCGCAGTCGACGAGAAGCGGGCCGCGAAAGCCGCGATCGACGCCGACATCGACGCGATCTCGGCGCGAGTCGCCGACCTCGAGGCAGAGCACGCCCGCGACGAAGCCGCATCGCGACTCCAGACCGAGGTGCATCCGACCGGCGCCAACCGCGCCGCCACTGCGCAGACACAGATCCGCGTCGGCCAGGAGGCCCGCACCTACAGCCCCGCCTCCGAGCGCGAAGGCGTGTCGTTCCTCCGTGACGTCATGAACGCGCAGACCCGTGGCGACTTCGTCGCCGCGGAGCGGCTCGGTCGCCACATGGCCGAGGAGCGCGTCGAGCGTGCCGGCGCACTCGCCGGAATCCAGTCCCGCGACGTCGGGACCGGTGCGTTCACCGGCCTCACCGTCCCGCAGTACCTCACCGACCTCGTCGCCCCCGAGATCAAGGCGATGCGTCCGTTCGCCGACATCTGCCGGAAGCACCCGCTCCCAGCGGATGGCATGACGGTGAACATCTCCCGGATCACGACCAGCTCGGCAGCTGCCATCCAGGCGACCGAGGGTGCAGGCGTGCAGGAGACCGACATGGACGACACGCTGCTCACGGTCAACGTGCGCACGATCGCCGGCCAGCAGGACGTCTCCCGTCAGGCCATCGACCGAGGCACCGGCATCGACCAGATCGTCATCCAGGATCTCATCGGCGAGTACCACACGACACTCGACTCGAGCATCCTGAACGACGACGGCACCTCGGGCACGCACCTCGGTGTTCGCAACGTGTCGGGCAACGTGGCCGTCACGTACACCGACGGCGACCCGACCGCAGCGGAGTTGTACCCGAAGCTGGCCGACCTCGTCCAGCAGATCCAGGCTGCAACGAACAACGGTCTTTCGCACTTCGTGATGCACCCCCGCCGCTGGTGGTGGATCGCGTCGCAGCTCGCGTCGACGTCGCCGTTGCTGACCGTCCCGATGGCCGGCAATCAGCAGGCCGGCACGCTCGGTGACACGTCGTACGCCGCTGGTGGCGCGTCGATCCTCGGCGCACGGGTGATCCTCGACCGCAACATCCCGACGAACACCGGGGCTGGCACCGTCGACCCCATCCTCGGGGTGGACGCGTCCGAGTGTCACCTGTGGGAGGACAGCGCCGCGCCGCTGCTCATCCGCGCCGAGCAGACCGGCGCCGGCAACCTGCTGGTCAAGTTCGTCGTCTACGGGTACTCGGCGTTCACCGCCGGCCGCTACCCGCTGGCGACCGGTGACATCACCGGCACCGGCCTGGCCGCGCCCACGTTCTGATCCCAACAACTTGAGACGCCGGGGCACTCACCCGCCCCGGCGTCTCACCTTGTCCCGAAAGGACACCTCGAATGACTCGACAGAACGGAAACTTCTACTCAGACGACTGGGTGCGTCAGGGCAAGCCGACGAACACCACGTTCGCCGAAACGATCCCGCGCTACATGGCGTCGGCCAACGGCGCCATCGCTGCGTCCGGCGTCGTGCTGTCCGCTGGCATCGTACTGCATCCCGGCGACAAGGTCACGAACATCACGTTCGTGACCGCAACCACGGGGGCGGGTACTCCGACCGCTGGATTCGTGGCCCTGTACTCGCCGGCCGGGGCGCTGCTCGCTCAGTCCGCCGACTTCGGCTCGACGGCTCGTGCGGCGAACACCGCCTTCACCGTGGCGCTCGCGACCGCGCAGCTCATCACGGAATCAGGGCTGTACTACGCAGCGATCTCGTTCACCGCGAGCACGGTCCCGACGCTCAAGGGGTTCGACCTCGGCAATGCCTCGGTGGCGGGTGCGATCGGACTTTCGGTCCCGGTGCTCGTGCAGTCGCACGGCTCAGGCGTCGGAGCGACCGCCCCTGCCACGATCGCGACGCCGACGACCACGTCGGTGATCCCGTATCTGGTGGCGACGTGAGCGACGTGGATGCGCTGATTCGCGAGCGCGCCGGCTATGCGCGTCGTGGCCTGGAGGATCGGGTCGCGGCGTGTGACGCCGAGATCAAGCGTCTCGGCGGAACCGTCGAGGTGGACGAGGACGCGGAAACTCCGCCCGCCAAGCCGGTTGCGAAGGCGTCTCGCAAGCAAACCGTTCGCTGAGAGGCGGTGACACATGTTGCTCTCGACGGTCGCCGATCAACAGATCCTCGCCGGCACCGCGGCCACGTTGTCGTGGCAGCCGGTCGACTCCGAGGGTGAACCTGCCGATCCGGGCACGGTGACGGTCGGTGTGACCGGCTCGGACGGCTCCGAGGTGATCGCTCCGGCGACTGCGACGTCTGGGACGTCGACGGCTGCTCGCACGGTCGCGTTGACTGCGGCGCAGACCGCCGAACTCGACCTGCTCACTGCGACGTGGAAGGTCGGCTCGACCACGGTGGCGACAACGGTGCATGAGATCATCGGCGCCTACCTGTTGACCCGTGCCGAGTTCGTTGCTCGTGAGGCGAAGATGTCGACGGTCGCGTCGTCGACGTTCTCGCGGCATCGCCGCGAGGTGGATGACCTGTTCAAGCGTGAGACGAAGCGCGGTCTGACGCCCCGGTTCGCGATCGAGCGCATTCGCTCGTACGGTGGCCGGTCGTTGATTCTGCGTCATCCGGATCTGCGTGCGGTGCGTTGGGCGAACCAGATCGACTCCAGCGGCAACGCGACTGCGCTCACGTCGCCGCAGATCGCCTCGATCGCTGCGAGCAGTACCGGCATCGCCACATTGCGTGACGGCACATGCTGGGACTGTGGTGACGTGGAGATCGGATACGAGCACGGCTACGACCGGGCGCCGTTCGATGTCGTCGGCGCAGCAGCCCGCTACACCCGCTACGTGATCGGAGCGGGCACGTCGTCGGTGCCTGATCGGGCGACCTCGTTCGCTGACGGTGCAGGCGGTGTGACGCAGCTCGCCACGCCCGGTCTGGGCCCGTTCATCACCGGCATCCCGGAGGTCGACGAGGTGTTGGTCGCTCACCGCTGGAATGTGCCGGGGATCGCCTGATGGCGACCACGTTCACATCTCGAGTGTTCGACGCTGCCCGCAAGATGCGCGACCGGTTGCGTGAGCAGTCGTTGCCGGCACATCCGATCACCGGGAACGTCCCGCAGATCGCGTTGACTGAGCCGGACTGGGACACGTTCGACGAGGTCGTGTGGATCTGGCCCGACTTCGGTGATGACGCCGAGATCAACTGGCAGCGGTTCCCGAACGGCCGCGACGAGACGTTCAGCGTCGTGGTGGCGATCAACACGTTCGCCGTCTACGACGCCCAAGCCGAAGACCTCATCCTCGACCGGTTGGAAGAGTTGGCCGATGTGGTGCAGCGTGCCGTCTACGACGACACGTCCGGCGCTGCGTCGGAGACGGCACGGCTGAACCCGCTCGGTGTCGACGGCGTCGTGGCGAATGGTGGGATTTCGCAGGTGTCGTTCGAGATCGTCCCGTCACCCCGTGAAGGGCTGATCGGGCGTTGCCTGGTCCGTTACGAACACGTCGGAAGGATCTGAACATGAAGCTCAAGTATGTGGGCCGCTCCGATGCGGTCACTGTCGCCGGGATCACCGCCGAGCGCGGTGTCGCTGTCGATGTCCCCGACGAGGTCGCTGCCGGTCTGCTCGAGCAGGACTGGTCGAAGGTCACCCCATCGAAGCCCGTGAAGGGCGTTGACGCCGAGGAGGCACCCGAATGACAGTTGGAACAGGTGTCTACGCCGCCGCAGGCTGGGCCAAAGAGGGTACGAAAAACACTCGTGCAGTGCCGACGAACTTCATCGGGTTCGTGCAGGAGTCGTTGACCGTCAATCAGAACTTCATCCGTTCGCAGGCGCTCGGAGGTGGGCTGCGTCACACGCCGCGCAAGTCGAAGGGCACGAAAGAGGTCGGTGGCGGCATCAACTTCGAGCTGCAGCCCGAGACGATGGTCGACATGTTCGAGCTGATGCTGGGCGGCACCGCGTCGACGACGGGTGTAGGTCCGTACACGCATGTGTTCGAGGGTGGCGATCTCGCTACCGGCACGTTCCAGATCAAGCGTCCGATGGGTGCTTCGTTCAACCAGTTCGACTTCATCGGGTCGATGGTGAACCAGTGGACGCTGGCCCAGAACCCTGGCGAGTTCGCGACGTTGGCGCTCGACTTGTTCTGCTACGACATGCAGACCAACCAGTCCG